TCAGAACCCACACGCTCTAGCTCTGCCCCATTAACCACATACTTATTTCTGTTAGAACCCTTTTCCCACACAAGGGTATTTCCATCATCAAACGACACTTCAACGCTAGAAAATTTCTCTCCGTTGCGAACATGGGAAGTGCCTCTGAGATTAGAGAAAGCCCCTGCGAGCGCGCGCGCGAGGGCGCTCTTGCCAATGCTATTTTCGCCTGTGACTACTGTGAGTCCTTTTATCTCTAGTTCCGCTCTCTTGATGGATTGGAAATTCTCAACTTTTACTCGCATCACACAACTCCCTTCGGTCTAGTCGTGTTATATCTGAAAGGAGATATATATGCAGGAGCATACATATTCTAGGGAGTACGGGGGGCAGACCTTCACTTGGTCTATTCCCCTATTGTGGGCAGACTCTGAGAAGTTCCCTATTATAGGATGGGAAATCCCTAGCAGTCTCCTTAACGAGTGGTATTGGAGCGCGGAAGACACCCTTGCCGACCATGCTCTCAGAGTTATTTCTGCTGACCTTAGCTATCCGATATTGACCCACAAGGGTCACATCATAGATGGGGTTCACAGGTGCCTCAAAGCCCTCGCTCTAGGACACACTCATATTCCTTCTAGGGATTTCTCAGACTTGCCCTCGCCTCACTTAGTTTCTGTGAGTGAGGTGGGGGGCGAGCCGAGCGCATTTACATATGGGGATATGCTTGCCCTTGTGGTCAGCATTTTGGGGGGGCAAGTCTCACTCTTAGAGGTCGTCGAGGTCTAAGTCCTCAATCATCGCTTCAACTTCCGCGTCTTCTGCGGCTTGGTCTGCCGACCCTGACTTAGGACCTGCTAAGTAGGGCTTCACTTGTGCGAATATCTCAGAAATGTGGTCACTCGTGAGCATAGACTTGAACTGGTCTAAGCCTTGTCCTCGGATTTCGCCTGTGTTGGCGCTTGTCCAATAGAACCAAGCACCCTTCTTCTGAATAACAGAGGTGCGGATACCCAGCTCAATCACGGTGCGTACATTGTCCACGCCCTCACCTGACATGAGGTAGAAATCCACTTGCTTGTGAGCGGAGTCGGAGACTTTGCACTTATCGAGCTTTGCGCGCACACAAGCACCCGTAATAGTCTCAACCACTTTGCCCTCCATACCATCCCACTCCTTGCCCTTCTCCTTGCCGATGACCGAGAGCATAATCTGAATAGTGGAGTAGAAAGACCACGCCTTACCACCTTGAGGTATCCTCTTAGGACCTGCAAAGGCAGGACCGCCACCACCGATAGCCTCGCGCAACTGGCTAATCCCAATCACAGCCGTGTTGTACTCAGAAATAAGAGCCTTTATCTTGGGGAGATACTGCGACCATACGCGCGCGGTCAAACCCACAGGCATAGCCTCGCCCTCGCTCTTATTATTCATAGCCTCAGGGACACCCGCGCCTACGGAGTCAATGACAACGAGGTCAACCCCTGCTTTGACGAAAGCGACCATGTATTTCAGCCCTGCCTCTAGGGTATCTGGCTGAACGAGCATGAAATGAGTCTTATCCGTCACAGGTACGCCTAGAATAGAGGCGTAGCGGTGGTCAACCTCATGCTCCCAGTCAATATAGACACAGGTGCCACCCTCCTTACAAATCTGAGCTGCCGTCTGTAGCGCGATAGTCGTCTTACCTGCGCCGGGCAACCCATAGATATTCGTTATACGCCCACGAGGAATACCAGGACAAGGACGCACTCCTAACTCGTTCTCTTTACCCCCGATAAGATAATCAAGCGCGATACTGCCTGTAGAAATGTGGGGCAGGCTCTCGGTGAGAGAGTTCACATCAAGTTCTACAACATGGTCTTCTTTAAGAACCGTCGCTACGGCTTTTGCAGCCTTCAACAAATCCGCCTTAGGCTTAATAGGACTCTTCGCCATTATTCTCTCCGTTTCTGTCTGTGTCTGTAGAGGGGGTTGAGGTGTCACCCTCTCCTTGAGGACTCATATAAGATTTGCTCTCTGACCACCTAAAGAACCTGTCGTCCTCTTTGTAGGTAATCCCTTTTCTCTTTACGGAACCCGCCTTAGCGCCCTTTTCATAGACCTCTAGCGCGGTGAACTGCGACCGCTCAAGGTCTGTCATTTCTACCTCAGAAATGACACCTGTAAGGAGCGCCCAAAACCTACCTGCTGTACGCCCTACCCAGTAGGCATCTGCTTGGTGGTGGTTCCATTTCTTAGCCCCTTGTCCATCGGTGGCTTTCTTGGCGGCATCTACCATGTCCGCCTTTTGCATCTTCCACCCCTTTGGGCGCGCAAGAAATGCGTGAGCATGGGACTTCACTTGGTTAGGGGTAAGAAATACGGTGTCCACACCCTCTAACTTTAGGGCTTCGTTCGCGTAGAGAAATAAGCCATACATACCCTCCGAGTACAAGTCATTAAAGATAGGAGACTCGATACCTACCCTCAAGGTTTCCTCAGGGAACTGAGCCTTGCATTTCTGAACAATGTCTCTAAGACCCTCGCGCAGGAAAATATACCTATCTACGAATATCATATCCGCGTCGGTGGACATCATGCCTTTGTCTAAGAAATGACCCTCGTTGGTCATCAACACCCAGCCGAACGCTCTTAGTGATGGGTCTAGTCCTAAAATCATACTAGCCTCCTTTCGATGGTCACTCTTATCGTATTTCTAGACCGCTTATTACGCTAAAATACAACCACAGGAGAAGCCATGAGAAATACACGAGCCGCTACCCTCGCGCGTAGATACCTAGAGGGACTCTCTATATTTGACGAACTCCCTAAGAAAAGGGTTCCTGTCTCCCCTATGGAGATGAGCAAGCTCGCTGCTAGTGGGGGCGACTGCTACAAAGCAAACGGAAAGTACTTCTTAGATAATATGTATGACGAGCCTGATTTGGTTCTTGTACATGGTGAGGTCATGGGACAAGGGGAACTAAGCGGTATTTCTTATGGTCATTGTTGGTGCGAGTTAAACGGAGAGGTCTTGGATTTCTCTAACGGCAGGGAAATCACCCTAGACAAGAGAATATACTACGCCTTAGGTCAGATTGACCGACTGAACAACCTCCACATCTACACCGCAGAAGAGTTCTCGGAACGCATTTCTGAGTACGGGCACTGGGGGCCTTGGGACTTAAAGACCAAGACAGGACTATGAGGAGGGGGGCTGAGAACCCCCCCACAAGTACACATTTCTTATGAGAAGTAGGACATTATTAGCTACGGAAATTTGTCGCTCATTTCCTGAGAACAAGATAAAGCTAGACTTGCCTTTGTAGCTCGCCTCCGCGCGATAGTAAATATAGTCGGGCTTCTGATAAGAAATGCTAAACACAAGGTCCGCTTCTCTTGAGTGAGAGAAGGTCCAGTTATCTTGGCGGAGGTCCACATCGAAGCCAGACTCTTTTATGACTTTCAAAAGAAAGTGAACTAAGTCAGACTTAGCGTCTTCGTTGACACACTCCCGTAGCCCTGTAGTTTGGTTAATCTTGGTCAACATCGGACACAACCCCCTTGTAACTTTCTTATCTACACGAGGGCTAGTGATAAAAGTATCAAAAGGAGCTAATCCATGTCAGAAATGCGCGAGAAGTTAATAGTGCTTGCAAGGGAAAACCCTGAGTTAAGGGAGAGAATCTTAACCAAGATAGCTTCAGCAGACGATGACGCGGCGGCGTTCGCGACATGGGCAATCTTATCAAACCCTACCGCCATGACAGAGACAGAGGTCAAACAAGTTCTCGCTAAGGCTGGGGTGAATATCAAGCCCCCTATGGAAGAAGGTGGGGAAGCCCCTTCTCGTGGAAAGACGGGCGCGCTTGAAGTAGGGGAAATAGTCTTAGTAGATGGGAGTAAGTGTACGAACCCCAACAACCAAAAGCTATGCGCGCAACTTTCTTACTCCCCAACGAGTCCTGTGTATTTCCTAGTTAAGAGTGTGATGTACCCTGAGGATATAGACGCGCTGTGTTCTGTCGTGGTGTCTCCGATAGACGCGGATGGAGAACCCTCCTCTCACACCTTTATCTTTGAAGCCGCATACCCCACTCGTATTGCAGGTCTAACTAAGAGTATTGAGAAGGCAGAGAAGAAGGGAGACTTGGCTACGGTTCTTTCTCTGAAGCAAGAACTACGGGAAAAGTCGGTAAGCCCTCACGAGGGGCTTGGGCTATACAGGACAGGCTTTAGTTCCCTCGCTAGTTATAAGAAATATCTCGACCTCTTCGAGTCTTCGACTAAGTTCATCGTGGTCTATGAGCGCGGGGGGAAAGCACCCACGCCCACTCTCCGTAGTGGGTTCATTTCTAGCCATGTACAGAGAACTACCCAGCAGACGCGCGTCTTTGGGGAGTTCCGCGATGTGATAGACGACCTTATTTCTTATGCTTCTCGCTTCTATACCGGCCCCATTAAGTTCGGAGCCCACAATAGCGAGGGCGCGCTCTATTTCTCTATGGACACTAAGAGGTCGAGAGGGGTAGATAGCATGATGAGTCCCTCAAAAGGGAAGGTCTATTACATAGCCCCTGTCTCTGACCTACCTAAGAAATGGAAAGAAGACCTCCGCGCGCGCCTCGCTGACTTAGCCGAGGAGGAAGGGGAGGGCTAGTCAAAAAGGCTAGTCATGCCCCCTTTAGTGGAAGGCGCGATAGAGGGGCTTGCCTCAGACTTAATTTCTGTGCCGAGGGGCATCCAATGCCGTATGCGCGCATCACAGATGTCCGCATACTCTGGCTGAAGCTCTATCCCCACGAAGTTGTGACCTAAGCGAGCCATCGCACAGCCCGTTGTTCCTGACCCTAAGAATGGGTCAACTACTAGGCATTTCTTTTGAAGGTCGCGCGCGCACCACTCCATCACATCAATCGGCTTAACGGTAGGGTGTATATTCTTACGCGAGTTGTCTCGGTCATTTCCGCTTCCTGTTTTCATGTCTTGGTTCTTTGTAGCCGTCATTCCTCCATGACCCTCTTTCTCTTCAAAGCCATCGAGCCCCGCCTCACGCTCACTCCGACCTGCTTTTGAGCCATAGAAGAAGTCTGAGTTCCCATCGGCAACGAAGATTGCGTCTCGCACCTCGAACCCCTTGTCCTCCATAGCGATGACCCCCTTGTAGCCTATAGGCGAGTCACTCTTAGGGATGAGAACCACATGAGCGCCAGGCTTCAATATCCTCATAATCTGGTCAACCTGCTCTGAGGTCGG